TTACTGAAATATTTAAATTAGCAAAAAAATATAATATGGAATTAGTTTATTCGATGACAGCAAATACTTCATTGCATAAAAGATATACAAAGTATCATGATATGAAATTAGTTGAAAATAATGTAAAAACTTTTTTAATGGATTTAACAAAAAGCTATACAGATTTAGAATGGATTTCAGATGATCAACAATTAAAGGATAAATAATGGCAATAGGACCAAGAAATAAATTAACAACAACAGGTTTAATGAATCAAAAACCTAATATACCTGCAGCACCTGATTTAAGTGCTTTGGGAACAGGACAACCTCAACAGGTTGCTCCTGCTAATACTGAAGTTGCTAATACTGAAGTTCAAGCACCAGGTAATCCTTTACAAGAACAATTTCCCGATGCAACTCCTATGGAAATGGAATTTGCAGAACGGGTAAAAAGTTTAACCGATGAGGATCAGGCAGCATTACAATCTGTTTTATCCCCATCTGTTAAGACTGCATTAGTAAAAATCATACCAGAGTTCAAAGAAGTAATGGACGCTTTTGGAAGTGATGAGCCTAATGTAATTTTCCCATTATCTACTGTAGCAGCATATGCTATGCAAAGATATGGGGGTGATGATGTACAAGAAGCAGTAAATACATTTATTGCAGATGTTACATCATTACAAGAACAACAAATGGAAAACCAAAACAATGTGCCACCTGGAACAGAAGAACCTACTGAAACAACAGGTTTAATGACCAGCCCACAAAATATGGAGACAGTATAAGAGCTACCCTTATCCATAAGGCACTCAACCTTAAGAGGAAAAAATAATGGAAAATGAAGAAGACAAGACAGTTGAAGTTTCTGAGGAAACAAAAGAAACTAAAATTGAAAAACCGAAACTATTTAAAACACCCAAAGCTAATATGTATAAAAAACATGATGACGAAAGTGATCCTGAAGTTACAGCATTTGCTAAAGGTGAGTTAGAGAAATTTCATAGAGAGAAGGCAGAGACAGCAACCGTTCAAAAGGACACTGAAGCATCAGAAGAAATTGCAAACTTAGATGGTAAGGCAACTCCTTCAACTGAACGCCCTGAAAATGCAGAAGAACGTGTTTTTAAGAAACGCTACGGCGATTTGAAAAAGCATTATGATTCTACCCTTGGAAAGCATAAAGATGAAGTTCGAACTTTAAGAACTCAACTTGAGCAATCATCCAAGCAGTTTGTTCCACCTAAATCTAAAGATGAATTAGAATCTTGGAGAAAGGAATATCCTGATGTTTATGAAATGGTTGAAACCATTGCTATGAGCAAAGCGGATAGTCGGGCAAAAGAGATGGAGGATAAATACCAAAATCTCCAAGTTCAACAGGAACAAATTACAAAAGAAAAAGCCGAAGTAGAACTTTTAAAATTGCATCCTGATTTTAATGATCTTCGTTCAAAAGATGATTTTCATGAATGGGCTGCAAAGCAAGACCCTGTTATTCAAGATTGGTTGTATGAGAATACAAGTAATGCTTCACTTGCTGCCAGAGCTTTAGATCTATATAAAATGGATCGAGGACTTGGTAAGTATAGTAAGAAAGAAGAACAGAATGCTAAAAAAGAAGCTGCTAAGACTATTAGTAAAACTAAAAAGGCAGAAGCACCAGATGCTCCTACAAAGAAAGTTTGGTCTAATGCTGCAATTTCTAAGATGAATGTTCGTGAGTATGCGAAGTACGAAGAAGAAATCGATAAAGCTGTAAGAGAAGGTAGAGTCCAACCTTAATAATAACTATAATTGGAGGCTAACACATGGCTACAATGGGACTAGCTACTGGCTACCAAAATTTACCATCAGGTAATTGGGTACCAGCAGTATATAGTCAAAAGGTTCAAAAATTTTTCAGACGTGCATCAGTTGTTGAAGATATTACTAACACTGATTACGCTGGAGAAATTGAAAATTTTGGCGACACGGTAAATATCGTGAAAGAACCTTCCATTACTGTGAGCGACTACGCTCGAGGTCAAACTGTAAATACACAAACTTTGGCAGATGATAAGTTACAACTTACTGTCGACCAAGGTTCGTACTTTGCGTTTAAAGTAGATGACATCGAAGAAAGACAATCACACGTAAATTGGGAAGCACTAGCAACTTCTTCAGGAGCTTATTCACTGAAAAAGAACTACGACTATAATGTATTAAAATACATTTATGACAATGCATCAACATCAGTAGCGAACACAGGAACAGACGGTACGCCAATTGATGGAGACGCTGCAGTTGATACACTAGCAAATATTATATCAGCAGCTAAAACAGTTCTTGACGGTCAAGATGTACCAGAAGAAAATAGATGGTTTGTTGCACCACCAGCTTTTTATCAACAATTGAGAAAAGCAGGTGCGAAAATTATGGATCAGTCAGTAATGGCTGATGGCGGCTCATCTGATATGAGAAACGGAATGGTAACGGATAGACCTTTGTTTGGTTTTAGACTTTACTCTACTAATTCTATAGCAGTTTCAAGTGGAGCAGCAGCATCTAAAACGTTTGGATCAGCAGGATCTAATGAGTACGCATTCCTTTATGGGCACCAAGGTGCAATTGCTACGGCAAACCATATTGCGAAAACGGAACTTATCAGAGACCCTGATTCATTTTCAGACATCGTGAGAGGCTTACATGTTTTCGGAAGAAAAGTTCTGAGAACAGAAGCAGCTTACTCTGGTGTTATAACAATAGGTTAATTAGAAGGAGATAGATAGACTATGGCTACATATAACGTAACAGGTGTAGGTGGAACTACTGGACATCCGTCTAATGGTAGAACACCTTATCTGGTAGAAAATACAATTGACGTATCAGCAGTTAACGGAGATTCAGGAGCAGCACAAAATGATGTTCTTAAGTGTATCGATGTACCTGCAGAAACATTAATAATGGCAGCAGGCGTGGAAGTGCTAACAGCATGTTCGAGCTCTGTAGTTATTGATATTGGTGTCACGGGAAGTACAGCAGGGTTTTCTGATCCTGATGCTTACGTAGATGCTTACGATGCTACGGGTGCTAGTTATGCACCTAGGGATGTTGCTGACGCAGCACCTATGCTTCAATGCAAAGTAGCAGATACAATAGATGCTTTAATAGCTGGTGCAGCTTCGAGTGCGGGTAAAATCCGTGTTTGGGCAGTACTATGTGATATTGCAGGTATTAGCGAAACAGATAATAATACAAGTACACAACACGACACAGCAGTATAATAATAATACTGTTTAATTTTAAGGGGGGTATTTATATCCCCCTTAATTAATACCCCTTATTAACTAGGAGAATAAAATGGCTACTTATGATTTAACTAAAAAAACTAATGCTAGTACAGGCTCAAGAGCTGCACCTTCTCGTCAAGAAATAAGGTTACAGAATTTAGAAAACAAAGTTACTTCTCAAGGTGATAAATTAGATCACATTACAAAGTTACTCAATGAGTTATCAGAAAAGAAATCAACTTCTTGAAATAGTTCAAGAATACAAGTCTGATAACGCTGCCTTAAAAAAGCAGATCGAAGACCTACACAAACAATTAGACGATGCAGAATCTCGTATAAAAAGATTACTTATTCGTTTGGAACAATTTGAACACGATAACAGGGATGAAAAATAATGGCTACAACATATTTAGTTTTATCAAATAGAGTCTTAAGAGAATTGAATGAAGTTGAGTTAACTTCAGTAAATTTCTCTAGTAGTCGAGGTATCCAAACAGCTGTTAAAGATTTTATTAATAAAGCAGTACACGATATTTACAACGAGGGAGCAGAAATTCCTCTATTACATTCATCAACGACTCAAATTCTACAAGCAGGGGATGGGGAATATACTTTTCCATCTGACATGCGGACTGTAGATTTTGAGTCTTTTTTTTTAAAGCCAACAGAATTAATTACTAACGGAGAATTTACTTCTAATATAACCAGTTGGACAACAATTGCTGGTGCTGGAAGTGCTGCATATAATAGCGGTGGCAATGGTAGAGCAAGATTAAACGATTATGCTATGTATCAAGCTATATCTACTGTAAAAAATAAAACTTATAAAATTCAAGTAAGAGCTTATGATACTGCTAGTACAGGACAGGCTTTTAAAGTGCAAGTAGGTACAGCTGCAGAAGGTACACAAAATTTAAGTACAACATTAACAGTAACTAATTTTGGTGAAAGTAAAGTCTTAGATACAACTTTTACTGCTACAGCAACAACAACTTATGTAACAATAAATAATACTAGTACAGCAACAAATATGGATGTTGATTATGTTAGAGTTTCTAGAAGTGATATTACACCTGTAAAATTAGCCCATATTACTTATGATACTTATTTAGCATCTCACAAACCTGCAGATGATGTAAATGCTAGTAGTGCCTATGGGGTTCCTGCAAAGATTGTAAGAAAACCTGATTATGGTTCTTTTATTGTAGTACCTAAACCAACCTTAGGTGAATATACAATTAGCTATGATTATTTTACAACTCATACTGATTTATCAGCACACG